ATTAAGACCAAAAGATAAAATTCTATTAAATAAACAAAGAACCTTCACTGCAGGAGCTACAGATGCCACAGTGTTAGGAAATCGTCTTTTTGTTGATCAAAATGAAAAGATGTATGCTGCTCATACAGTTTCTTCTTCCGCTATTGGTATGTCACCATATGGAGGAAACTGGAATAAATTAATTGATAAATTAGCAGTATTTAGAAATGGATATGCTTTAGATGAAAGTGAGTATGATTCATCAATTTTAGAATTTTTAATTTGGGGTTGTGCCCAATTTAGATTTAAATGTTTTAAGAAAAATTTTCGGACCGTTGATAATATGCAACGAGTTAAAACATATTATAGAAATCTAATTAATACTTTAATATTGTCACCACAAGGAATTTTTGTTATGAAGAAATTAGGAATGCCATCAGGTTGTGTTAGTACAGTTACGGATAACACGTTAATTTTGTATACACTTTTGGCTTATGCTTGGATTAGAAAAGCACCTAATGATATGAAAATGTATACTTGTTTTGAAGACCACACTGCGAAGGCGTTGGTTGGAGATGACAATACTTGGACAGTTTCAGATAAAGCACATAAATTTTATAATGCTACTACTGTCATTGAAGAATGGTTACAACTTAATATTAGAACAACAACTGACTCAATGGAACCAAGATCTGCTATAGATTTGGATTTCCTTTCTGCTCATACCACTGTGATAGGTGGTTATAAATTGCCAATATACTCTAGAGATAAATTGATGACTTCAGTGCTTTATGCACCACAAGCTAAGATTTCACCTGTAATAACTCTGCAGCGAGTCACTAATCTTTTACAGATTGGTTGGACTGATGAAATTTTTCGTGAATTTTGTCGTGGCTTAATAGCCTGGCTAATGAAGGAATATGATCAAGTTCTTTATGCTGATCCTGATTGGATTGCAGCTAAGGGAGCTATTTTCTCTGATGCAAGAATTTTTCAGTTATTTACATGTAGGAAAATATTCTTAACACCACAAAGTTATCAAGAGACGCAAGAAAGATTAAACACGCTTGATAACAAGAGTTATATTATGAGCACAGTCACCAAGACAATTGTTCAAAAATCAAGAAATCCACGAAGATCACGTGGACGAGGCCCAAGAAAAGGGAAAAAGAATGGTCCAGGGCCAAAACCACAACGAAGGTTTATTGGTCCTCTTCCTGCTCGTAAAAGGGGAAGGAATAGAAATGCTAGAGGGAGAGGAGGAAGAAATACGATTGCACGTAATGAGCAAGTGGATACTTCTTCTCACTATATGGGTGGAAATGTTGTTCGCAATACAAAAAGGCTATCAAGACCTGAGCCATTTTCAGGGGATGAGCTTATTTCCAGTGTGAACGGTAGTGTTGCTTTTGCAACTACTCGATTTGTGATGAATCCTGGAAATCCCACTAGTTTTCCATGGTTTAGTCGAATTGCTCAACTCTATGAAAGATATAGATTTGATATGTTGGAGTTTTATTTCCAACATGATGTATCCCAGTTTAATGCTCAAGGAGCAGCTGGTTTAGTTATTCTTTCAGCTTTGTATGATGCTGCATCTTCTGATCCTGCATCTAAAGTTCAAATTGAAGCCACAGACCCTAGAGTTATTTGTATGCCAAATGAAAACTCAGTTTTGAGTTTGTCAAAACAAGGAATGCATCCACGTGGGGAACCTAAATTTGTCAGAGGATTGTCCTTACCTGGAGCTACTGATATTAAAACCTATGACGCTGGAGCTTGTTTTGTTACCACACAAGGTATGGTTGGTGCTGGGGAAGTTGGGGAGTTACATGTTCGATATAAAGGTTTTCTTTATGATAGAATATTGGATAGTACTCCCGCAGCTGCACCACCAAATTTTTCAGTATCTGAAAATTATGATGCTGCTCCACAAAATATTACTACTGGTGTACCATTTACTCCTCCGGTGGTAACAGGTTTGTTTAATGGTTTAGGACTTATTCCTCCAGCCGCTGGACTCTTTACATTGCCGTCGGGCAATTATTTAATAGATTGGAAAGTTCATGTCGTTTCTGGAGGTACTTTTCAGAGCACGACAGCCTCTTTACAAAAGAATACTGTTAATATCACGGGTGGAGGTGTAGCTGCGGCTTTTATAGCAGCAGCTGGTTGTACTAATTTTACAATGAATGGAACTAATTTTGTTACTTCTAATGGAACTGATACCTTCAGTTTAACAACAACTTGTGTTTTCACTTCTACTGGAACTGAAGATGCGTTAATTAGAATTGTAGCAATCTAGGAAACTAGATTTGGGTACCCAATAAAACATGATTTGTAATCATTACCTGGTGGGAGGAAGTACAGTTTAATTGTTATATTAAACAATTGCCTATAGAAAGAGTGGCTGTGAGACTCGTGAGACTATGTCGAATGGAGCTAAAACTCTTGAGAGCTTATCTATTGCCTCTATAAATTAAAATAGATATCCACGTTAATGTGGGTTTAAATACATTAACTGCCTTTGACAAGCTAGGTAAAGAATATGCTTGCTGTCTAGATTATGACATAAAAGAATTGGAGTGAGTTATGGTTCTCACTAGAAATAAAAATTAGACCTATAGAAATAATATAATAATAGACCACAATGAAGGAAAACATAAGTAAAACCCGTCATGTTGCTGAAGGTTGAAACCACAGCACCTGTTTCTCAGAGAATGTAGACAATATAAGTATAGATTGATCTGGATTGTTAAAACAGTTGCTGCTAAATTCTACTGGACCGGGCTTAATCCCGCAGTGTGTAATCAATGGCATCACGCTCTCATGTGATCATCTATACGAGTATCGAAGATTCTCCGTTATTTCCCAG